TCTCTGATGTAAGCCAGGAATTCTTTTCCTGCCTCTATCTCATCTTTTAAGTGTACTACTCTTGGATCTTTCTCATGAAATGATAGCTGATAGAAGTCTAATAAGTCTCCATTAATAAAAATAGAGTCTACATTTTCTTCTTCAAACTTAGTAAACATAGTTTCTAAGGCTGTATTATCATGAAATGGTATATGAACATCTCCAAACACACCTAATCTCATACATCCTGAAGGGAAAGTAAACTGACTACGTGTTTTTGTATGTGATTCTGGTAAAGTAAGCTTATTTTGCATAACTTTGGTCTTTAGTTCTTTTATGAATTTATTATTTACATTGTTATTCATCATATCTCTTTGTTTTTTACCAACTTGACCTCTGTAATATCTTACTCTAAGATATGCTTGTTCAAAGTTTTTAAAAAATGCAGCATTTTCAGCATAAATTTTTCTACCTAGAGCTTTAGAAGGGGCTTCTGGAAATTTTTCTAAGTATTCAAACACAATTTCTGTGTTTTTATAGTGAGATTTTGTTTTATGAGTGGCTTTAGTCATATATATTAATATACAAAAAATAATCAATATGTTTACAGTAAAATTAGTTAAACAGGATGGAAAGTTAGTCTATCCTAATGATAAATTAAAATTAAATTATAAATTGTTTCTTGATAAACTTCCAGAAGGTCAGGAAGTAGAGATGTTTATAGGGCTTACTTCTAGTGATAAAAGTGTAGCACAACTAGCAAAAGTGCATGCCTGCATTAGAGAATTAGCTCTTGAATCAGGATATACTTTTGATGAAATGAAAGTATTAGTTAAAGAAAAATCTGGTTTATCTTATGATGGAGGAGGAGCAATAGTTTTTAAATCTTTTGCAGATTGTAGTAAAAGTGAACTAGTATTGGCTATACAAGCTTGTATAGAAATAGGAGAATTATATAATATTAATCTTGCATAGGAGGTATATAACCTTCATCTCCTTCTTGTAATATTACTTTATCAATATAAGAATTAGTTTCTTTTGCTTGCTTTTCAATTTCTGCAAGCAATAATGTTAAAGTATAAAAAGCTCTTTGCCATTCATTAAGATCTTCATATTTTTTTTCAGTAACTTCTTTTAAAAGGATTTCTTTATCTCCTTCAGGAATATGATTAAATAAATAAAAAGCGGTTGCTTTAACCATGAAATAGTATGATTTATTTACTTTTATATCTAAAAGTGCATCATCCTTCATTTCTGTAACTGTAAGTGCCATAACATTTAAATTTTAACAAATATATGAAAGAAAAATTAAACATAGAAGAAATAGAAGAAATTAAACAAAAATTGTTTGATAAACTTGAACCATCAGGTTGGGGACAAAAACTTAAACCTTTTATATTTAGTTCAGAGTTTGACAATACTCTTAACCAATTATATGATTTGTCTATTCTAGATAAAAAGTTTACTCCACCTTTAAAACAGGTGTTTAGAGCATTTGAAGAATGTCCATTAGATAAATTAAAAGTAGTAATAATAGGACAAGATCCTTATCCACAATTAGGAATAGCTGATGGAATATCATTTAGTTGTAGTAATACAAATAAGTTACAACCTAGTTTAAGATATGTTTTAGGAGAAATAAATAAAACTGTTTATGGAGACAATCTTGTTTCTACTGATGTAGATTTAAAAAGATGGTCAAATCAAGGTATTTTAATGCTTAATACATCTTTAACAACAGAAGTTGGTAAAATAGGACAGCATTATGATATTTGGAAAAACTTTACAGCATATTTACTTGATTATTTAACTCACAATAAAGAAAATATTGTATATATTTACATGGGTAAAAAAGCTCAGGAATGGGCAGTTCTTACCGGAGATAATAACCATAAACTTTTTGTAAGTCATCCTGCTAGTGCAGCTTATACAAAACAAAAACATTGGGATTCTGATAATGTATTTTTAAAAACACAAGTTCTAGTAAAAAAATATCACAATACTGATATAATTTGGTAAACATGGAAGAAATATTTAATAAGCTTATAGAAAAAGAATTAACACCTAATAGCTTTTATGTTTTATATTGTATATATAATACTGTAAAACCAAATAAATATGTTAATAGTAGTTTAGAAGTAACTAAATTAAAACAAGAAGGTTGGTTGGAAGAAAATTTGCAATTAACAAGTAAAAGTATTATATTTACAGCTGAAATAGATAGTTATTTCAAAAAAGCCAAAAAGAAAACAACTAAAGATTTACTGGGTGATAACTTTACTAACAACATAAAAACTTATGTTGAAATATTTCCTAATAGGAAATTGTCTAGTGGAAAATATGCAAGAGTAAATCCTAAAAACTTAGAAAATTCTTTTAGATGGTTCTTTGAAAACTATGAATATGATTGGGATATGATTTTTAAAGCAACAAAAAAGTACATATATGATTATAGCTTAAAGAATTATGAATACATGAGAACTTCTCAATATTTCATAAGAAAACAAAATACTGATAAGAGTTATGATTCAGAATTAGCTGATTACTGTAATATGATTGACAATGTATTAGATGATGAAGTAGTATTTATTAAAGAGAGAAGATTATGAATTGGAAGGCAAGAGGAGTTTTAATACTTATTGCAGTTTTTAGTAGTGTGTTTGCATATGTGATTATTCACAAATTTATATTCCCAGTATCCATTGGAGAATACTTAGTAATTGAAGGTATGATAACCATCTTTCATTTCCTATATAATATTTCAAAAGAAAAAACAATAGACATTTTTAATTAATTGTTATGGAAAATCTGTATAATGGAGCTAGGGCATATAAGCCTGTCAGTGAAAGAGACTCTTTAAGAAAAGCTATACTAAAAATTAAAGCCAGAAGACAAGGAGATTTAAAATCCTTAAAAACTTCTTGGACTAGATTTAATGATGCTTTTTGTGATGGTCTTGAATGGAAAACTATTACTGTAGTTGGTGCTAGACCAGGAGTTGGTAAAACTTTATTTATGGAGCAGTTGGTTAATGATGTTATAACAGAAAACACAGACCAAGACTTTAGAGTATTAAAGTTTCAATTTGAAATGGTTGATGAAACCAATGGTATTAGAAAACTATCTATGAATACAGGATCTGATTACAACACCTTAATGAGTAAAGGAAAATTAGTTGACAAAGATATTTTCCAAAAATGTGTAGAAATATATGAAAAAACAGAACATACAGATGTGATTGATGTAATATATGATCCCTGTACTGTAGATGAAATGTGTGCTACTATACATGCTTATATGGAACAACATAAAGTTCAAAAAGGTGTTGACCAAAATGATAATCCAACATATGATTATACAAATACCTTAGTTACTATAGATCACTCATCTTTATTTAGAGTTGCAAAACAAGAAAAAGATAAGTTTGAAATGCTCTATGCATTAGGAGAAGCTCTTACAAAAATGAAAAAGAAATATCCTATAGCCTTTATAGTTCTTAGTCAGCTCAATAGAAATATTGATCATCCTGACAGAGCTAAAGATGGCCAGTATGGTAACTATGTTTTAGATTCTGATTTATTTGGTGCTGATGCCTTACTTCAACATGCAGATGTTGTAATAGGTATTAATAAACCATTTTCAAGAAAAATAAGATTTTATGGTCCTGAAAGATATATAGTAAATGATGAAGAGCTTTTAGCTTTTCATTTTCTTAAGTCTAGAAATGGCCTAACAGGTTTATTCTTTTGTAAACTTGATAGATCTACCATAAGAATAGTGGAGATAGATTTTCCACCACAAAGTACGTAACAATTAATATAAATATATGAACAGAAAAGAAAAAGAAAATGAGTTTTATGCTTTCCATATGGAAAGGTTTAAACAACTAAAATTAGCAGATCCAGCATTTGTTATTAAAACAGCTTTTTTTCAAAAAGGAAAATTTGGTAAACAAGTACAACTTTTTGAAGGAGAATTAAATAAAGGTGTAGACATCTTTATTGAAATGATTGATATTGTAAGAGATAATGATAATAAGGAAATAGATATGGTTCCTGCTAATGCAGATAGACAATTATTTAAATATACTTATAATCCTTATTTTGCTGAAGAGTATGAAATTAAAGAAGGTTTAGGTAAATCAGGAACAGGTTATGTTGCTTATATTATTCCAGCATCAGAATTAGTTGCAATTTTAAAAGATGGTTCTCAAATTACCTATAATTTATGGGAGAAAAGAAAACTTGATGCAGAAATTACTGCAGAATTAGCACCTAAAGAACAAAGTACTTTATCTATATTTCCTGATTTTGAAGAAGTATTTTTAAAGAAAGAAACAGAGTTAAATTCAGAAACAGTTTCAGACATTCTTTTAAGAATAGCTTCAGATTTTCAAAAACTAGCACAAATACTTAACTAAGATGGCTATAATACTTCCAACTAAAAAGATTAAGGCTGATAGAGTTAATCCTAAAAGATTAATTATCTATTCTAAACCTAAAACTGGTAAAACTTCAGCATTTGCAGGACTAGAAAATAATCTTCTTTTAGATTTAGAAAATGGTGCTGACTATGTAGATGCTTTAAAAGTAAAAATTAATTCTTTACAAGAATTATTAGATGCAGGAAAAGCAATAAAAGAAGCAGGTAAACCGTATACTTATGTTACTATAGATACAGTAACTGCATTAGAAGATATGGTTATGCCTTTGGCTATTAAGCTATACAAACAAACATCTATGGGTAAAAACTATGATGGAGATAATGTATTGTCTTTACCAAATGGTGCCGGATATTTATATTTAAGGCAAGCTTTCTTTCAAGTTTTAGATTTTATTGATACCTTAGCACCCCACATTATTTTATCTGGTCATATTAAGGACAAACAGGTAGATGATAAGGGTGAAATGGTAATGGCTGCTAATATAGATTTAACAGG